CATCTATACTCATTGATTTACCTCGCTATATAATTCTTTAGTATAATCTTTTAATTTCTGTTTGTCAAGGTCCGTATCAAGTTGGTCTATATACTTGCCCAAAAATGTAAGTGTATCTTCACCTTGTTCTATTAAGTCTTCTTTTACACTAGCAGTTACATCACTAGCGTCCTCAAATATATTTAGTTCGTGTATATTTAATGTACTATACAACCTATTGATAAACTTATCATACATATCTTCATCTGTTTTTTGAGATATAAACAGTTTGATATAACTATTATCAAATCTTGATATATCTAACGTATTATAATCGTGTTGTGTATCATCATATACTATCTTTTTAAATATTCTTATAGGGTTAGGTACTCTAGTTAACTCTCTTGTTTCCGTATCAAAAATATGGAACCCCTTTGGATCTTTATAATCGTTCCAAGTAATTTCATATTGTGTTCCTAAATAATATATCTGACCATCATCTGATTTTTTATGAAAGTGTCCTGATATAACTTTTTCAAATCTATGAAACGTTGACCTATCTAAACCTTGTTCGTTCATAAATCCTCTATTCATTTCAAACCCTTTAATTTCTAAATGTCCCATACATACTTCCGCATTTGAATTCTCAATAGCATATAAAGACTCTTCATATGTTTCATCACATATCCAAGGCATAAACAATATAGGCAATCCATCAAAGGTAACTTCTTTAGGACTTGAATATATCCAAGGTTCATTTTGACCATCATACGTTGTACATAATTCAGTAATTGCATTTACATTATTAGTATTCTTATAATAAGTATCGTGGTTACCTAATATAATATGTGTATCTATCTTTTCTTCCCATAATTTTTTCATAAACTTTTGACGGAAGAAATTAGCCGTTTTAAAGTTTATAAATTTACGTCTATCAACTACATCACCTAAATGTATTAACGTCTTAATATTGTGTTCTTTTAAATATGGAAAAAATACTTCATCATAAAATCGTGATTGATATTGTACAAAATGAGGACTATCATTTCTACAACCAAAGTGTGTATCATTTAATAATGCTATTTTCATTGATAATAATTCTCCTGTATAAAGTCGTGATAACTTGGATAGTTTATTACTTCTTTATTCCATTGTTGTTTGCGTTCAGTTAATTTCTTTATAAATGGATCCATACGTTGTTTTATTTCTTCCTTACTCTTATGTGTTAAATTTATTAAGTTAGGTAAATCCATTGGACACCAATTTAAACCAGCTGCTATATAATGCAATCCATATTTACCTGGTCTATCCATAGGATCAACAGGAAACTCCGATTGCATATTTCTTTGTAAAGCGGCTTGTAAATATCCTAACATAATTTTAGGTTTAAAAGTATATAAACTTTCTTCCCATACTCTTTCATTATTTGCTTTCCAATATTCAGTATCATTTCTTGTTGATAAAGCATAATGCAACCCAACAAATTCCTCAAATCCTTTAAAGATAGATTTACAAGCAAACGTAAAGTTATCTTTATCCCAACGTGTAATATTTTCTCTTCTTAAATTTCTTACTAACATCATTAAAAATTCGTGTACTGAAAACAAACCATTACTCTCTAATGGTTCAATAAATCCAGCAGATAGTCCTATTGCAACACAATTTTTCACAAATAATCTTTCGTGTATACCAGTTCTCATTTTAATGTTTCTAAATTCGTGTTCTTCTTTACCAAATCCAGGTCTTACTTTTGCTAAATGATTTTTAAATTCTTTTAAAGCAGTTTCATCATCTACAAATTTATCTGAATAAACATAACCTGTACCAACTCTACTCCACAATGGTATATTCCATACCCAACCATTCTCTATTGCTGTGCAATTAGTAAAAGATTCAACTTCTTTCTTTTTATCTACATAAGGAATCTTGGTTGCCCACGCTTTATTATTTGGTAGTTTAGGGATAGGTTCAAAAGGTTCTTTTAATGCCTCTCCTAAAAGCATTGCTTTAAAACCTGTACAATCAATATATAGGTCTGCTTTATGTTTGCCGTTTAAAGAAACAATACCATTTTCATCTTGTTCAATATCTTTTATATCTTCTTGAATATATTTAACACCTCTAGGGATACAATAATAATCCTTCAACCATATACCAAATTTAATTGCGTCAAACTGATAAGCAGAATCTTTATCATTGTCAAAACCGTAGAAGTTTTGAGCACCTTTACCTTGATTAATTAATGCCATAACAGGAGAAAAACTATCAGCATAATCTGAAACAGGTGTTTCTGGATAATATGCCTTTTTCAACCACCAATCATTATAATTTAATCTAGTTCCTTCTGTTACAACTGCACCAAAGGGATAGTGAAATGCCGACTCGTCTTTTCCATTAAAGTCTGTAAACTTAATACTAAATTTAATAGTGCCATCTGTATGTTTTAAAAATTCTCTATCATCTATGCCTAGAAATTTTGTCCATTGTTTAACTTTTGATATTGTACTTTCACCAACTGATATTGTTGGAACGTTAGGTGATTCTAATACAGTTATATCTTTATCGGGAAATGCTCTAACTAAAGTAGCAGCCGTCATCCAGCCAGCAGAACCTCCACCGACTATTAAAATCTTATCACACTTCATAATTATTTTTTTCTTTTATAAAAACTTTTAACTGGTTTCTTTTTAGTCGTTTTTTTCTTAACTGGTTCTTCCGCTGGTATATTCTTTCGTAGAAATTCTGTAAATTGATTTTTAAACTCTCTATCTTCTCCAGGTTGCAAAGTCATATCATCATAGTTTGCGTTTTGAATCATACGGTGTTTAATAGTTGTTTGTTTCTTCTCTTTCTGTATTCTCCGTACAAAAGCATAGTAGATAATTTGTGTGAAATATGCAAAGGGATTGTTAGTTTTTTTAGGATTAAAATTGTCAAGATACTGCAAACAGTTTTCTATACCATCTGATATCATATCATCACGATAGGTATAATTTATAAAGTTTGGTCTATAAGATAAGTGATTCGCTATTTTCAAAAAACACTCACCAACATAGTCTGGTACAGCTGGTTTAGTTTGTTTATTTCTTTTTGCTCTATTAATAGACTTTTTATAGTCCACCATAGCGGCAAAAAATTCTTTATTATTTACGTAGTGTTCTGGTTTTTTCTTTGTTCTTGTTGAATTCATCATAATTACATATTACATCATTTTTTACATATTGTCAATGGTGAAACCAACATTGACTTTTTCCAAATTTTGTGTATAATGGACTATGTAGTCTGTTGGAGAACGCTCCAAGCACCCTAGTGGAGAGTTCTTTTCGTTGCCTTATCTCTAAAGATTTCATTTAACATTTCATTATCTTCTTCTGACAATTGTTCTCTTTCAAAGAGCCCACCTCGCCCTTTTTTAGGTTGGTCTAATTTATCATAATCATTTGCCAGATTTAAATAACTTTTTGACATATCTCCAGACGCCATAGTTATTGTCATTATCTTATCTTTTGGTATAGTAACTACTTTATCTGGTGTATAATTAACCCATTTAATAAGAGCAATATAATCTCTTATTCCCATAGGTGTCATCTGTGGAATATACTTAATCTGTAATGGTTTGCTGATTCGTAGCAAAGGAGATTTGTCTGGTAGTTGTTTCTCTCCAGCTGGTAAATGTGCAACAACATCATCACCATTTATTAGTTTGATTATTCTTATGTCAGCTTTTACTTCCATTTTTCTCCAGTTCTATGTTGTGGATTTCATAATCAAAGTCTTCACTATTGTATATATTTATACGCTCTCTAAAGTGTTGTAAAGTGTAGTTTTCCTTTTCCCCATAGGAAAGGTCATCAGCAATGTCATATAACGTTGCGTGTGATTTGTTATCTTTTAATCTCAATCCTCTTCCAATAGATTGTAAATTTCTTATACGAGATTTACTAGGGCTACTAAAAACAATATTGTGTAGATTGCGGATATTAATACCAGTGCTGAACGTCCCATAAGAAGCGACAATAATCGCATTATCAGACTTCTCGGTAATTGCTCGGACTTGTTCTCGTTCATCTGCTTCCACTCCTCCGTGGATATAGAATATAGGTCGGTCACCTGCCTTCTCTTTTATTAGTTCAAATAATAACTTACCGTGCTTTTCTACATACTGAAACAAGCATAAAGTGTTGCCGTGCAAATTAGTGACCAGATTTTTTATGTATTTATTTCTTTTTACATTTCTAACTAAAAAATCCATTTCTTCTTGATAGGTTTTATTCTTTAAAAAATCTCTTTGTATTTTGTTATATTGTAAAACTAAACAGAAAATTTTGAGTTTGGCTAGTTGTTCTTTGTCTTGAAGTTCAGTTGTTGTAGTAACTTTATTAACAGCACCAAACAGTCCTTCTAATACTAGTTTGTGTGTCTTACTATCATCTAGGGTACCTGTACAACCTACCTTATATTTACAATTAGTTAACTTCGTTAGTATTTTAGTTAATGATACTGCTTTAAATAGATGTGCTTCGTCACCAATTATCATACCATAATCGCTAAAATAGTTCTTTGATAGATTGTAAATTGATTGCCAAGTAGATATGACTACTCTTTTAGGTGTTATCTTACTATGTCCTTCATAGATTCTATGTACATTTTTTAAACTATCATAGCCATAGTCTTTAAAATCTTTATATAATTGTTCTACTAATGATGTGGTAGGTACTATAATTAATATCTTCTTATTTTTAGGTAGTCTTAATAGATTGAAACGTACTAATAGATATAGAATAAGTGATTTACCACTAGCAGTTGGAGATAGTAATAAACATCTATTCTTTCTAACAGCATATGTAAATGCCTTTTTTTGATAATCTCTTACGTCCATAGGAACTTTAAGAGCATTAATAAACTTTTCTACTTTACTATCATCAACTTTAGTATCTTCTATCTTTGTTCCATCAACAACTTCTATCTCATTCTCTTTGCACCAGTTAAGTACATAAGGATATAACCCTACGTATATTTGACCAGTTGCATATGAAAATAATCTTATCTTACCGTCCCATACCCTATTACGAAATTGTGGCATAAAACGAAAACCAGGTACTTCAAAAGTAAAGTGTTGACCTAACTCTCTTCTAATAGAATCTTCTGCTTCTATCTTTAAATAGACATCATCCTTCTTGTCTATTACAAGATATCTTACATTTTTCATATTAACTGTAAATAGTTATCTTTGTATGGATTTTCTGTTAATAAATCAAATGCAATTGTTATTCTTTCTTTATCTGAATTGTGTATATCTGTATAGTGTGGTACATTATCTTGAAATATAGTCATTTTACCTACCTCATTTTTACTACTATATGTCATAGGGTCATTAATTTGATTTATTGGATTGATATAATGGGTAGATGTATCATCACATTGTACGCAAATATGACCTCCTAAATAACAGCTTGGTCCTATATTATGTAAATGAGGTTTTATTTGTTCTCCTTTTCTCATTATATTAGCCCAACATTGTATATACAATTCATTAGCAGGTGGTTGATTAAAATATTTTAAAATGTGATTATGAAAACTTATTATGTTTCCTTTTATATGCTGTATATTTTCACCTTCCCATTTTAAAACATTATACTTATCAAATCTAGTTGTTGTACTATCCTTTTTTAGTCCTGTATAAGCGTCACCTGATGTAGTTGATATAGGCAAACTTAATAGTTCTTTTTCTTTGCTTAAGATAAGTTTTGCTAACTCTTTAAAATCAATTTCAAATGCTTGAGTTTCAAATATTGTATAATCATACTCGGGAGCAAAAAAAGTTCTTTTATCTTCACTTTTAAATTTTATTATATTAACTGCACCCATATTAAATGGCTCCTGATGTAAACTTCTTCCAATCAATTGCGTTCTTAATAGTAAATGTTCTGTTTGAAATTTGTCTAATACTTCTATCTAAAAAATCTACTACTGTAGTAAGGTAATCAACCTTTTGTTTTGCTTTAATAACTTCTTCATCTGAATCAATATACTTATCAACATCTTGTCTTAATATTTTTAAGTTAAAAGGTTTTTCAATATAGACGCTAGAGTCTGCTTTACCTGTATAGTATTCCCATTTTATTCTTTTAACTATATGTAATTCACTTTCGGCCCTACTTAACATTAACTTAAACTTGCTTAAGTGTTTCATATATTTGTTATGTATTTGGGGTGTTTTGATTGATTCTAAATCAAGTTCACTATCGTTAATCTTTAAATCTTTGTCTGCTAATTCTTGCAATTCTTCTAATGTCATAATCTCCTTATATACTATATCATACTATAATAAAAAAGTAAAGTTTGTTACGAAACCGTTACCGAAGTTTGTCCACTTCCTACTGCAAATTCATATATTTTGTATTGGAAATTGACTGTTGCTATTAAATAGTTGACATCTGTTTGTTGTTGGTTGTAATTCAATCCAGATAATGCTGTAGGAAAGACATCACTAAATCTTACTTGAATATTTGTTGTATTTTTACTTGTTAATATACTTAATGTTGCGTCTGAATATACAGCACCAGTATCTCCAGCGGCAACTCTAGAGTCAAATGCTTTTGTATCACCAGTAGAGGTTGGAAATCTATCTTTTCCTGCACCTATTAAATCTCTAAAATCTTTATGGTCTTTAGGAAATCCTAAACCAGTTAACCAACCGTGTATTTCTCTATAGTTTTCTAAATTTTCATCAACCATAAAGTCCATATTAAGAGGACTATATGATAGTTTATCTCCAGGTAAAGGTACATCTTTTAATGGTGTTGGTTGTGCCATCATACCTTCTAATGATATGCCTGGTAAGTTTACTGCTGTACAAAAGAATTCTACTTTAGGAAGTTTTGTAATAGTAAATTTAAACTGCGTTGGAGCAGCATAATCAAATTTAGTTGGTTGTCTTTTGTATGATTGTTTTATTGTCATACTATTATTTATATGCGAAATTTAAGCCAAAAAAAAGGGGAGTAAAAACTCCCCCTTAATTCTGTTTGAAAAATGTTTTTCAAACCAATGATATTACATCAAGTTCGCAACTTGAACTTTTTGGTAGTATCTATTAGCATTAGCACTTCCAGCGTCATTTACTGCTGTAGCAGCACCTGATTGAGCACCAGTTTCAGCGAATGGATTAGCGATTAAGCCATATCTAGTCTTGAATCCGATTTTCGGTTGGAAAGTGTCTTGACCAACAGCTCTAACCATTTGTAGAGGTACATATGGGCAATAAAATATCCCTGCGTCATATGGTGATGTACCTTTGTATCCAACAACATAATACTGTTTAGCAGTACTGTTTGCTGAATATGGATCAATGTACACTTTAAATCTACCGTTAAGAACACCTGCAAAAGTATTACCTGTGTCATCAACGTTTAGGTTGTTGTTAAGAGCTGGTGTGTAATCTAATACTCCAGCCATTTGAAGAGCAGAAGCAACGTCTGAAGAGCAGATAATTATATTACCTTTTCCTCTACGAGTTCTTTGCGCTATTCTATTAGCATCTCTTTCAAGTTGGAACATAAGACCTTTGAATCTCTCAACTGACCATCTGCCATTTGAGTCTGTATCTAGGTCAAAAATTCCTGCTGTAGTTACGTTACCAGTTTGAGCACCTTTTTCTGAATTGATGTAGATAGTTCTTACAACTTCTCTATTAATTTCAGCAAGTATTTCTGCTGATAAGATGTTTGCAAGTTCTGTTTCTGCGTCTAAACCGTGGATTGCTTTTAA